AGGCCGTTCTCGGCCTCATACCGCATCAGGTTGATCAGGCTGTCCGCGAACTCGGTGGCGACCTTGCCCGGGTTCACGTTCGCGACCCACACACGGTCGCGGGGGATATCAGTCACATGTTCCTCCGTGCTGAGGTGTCCTGGCCCCGGGCAGGTGAGCACGCACCCACCCGGGACCAGATCGGTCAGCCCTTCTCGGGCTTGGATTCCTCGGGACGCGAGGCCGTCTGACCCGGGTGCGCCTCCGTATCCGTGAGCCGCTCCGACACCGGAATGTCCTCCGGCTCAACCTCGGGCTCCGGGTCGACCTTCTTCTTGGCCTCGGCCATCAGAAGGTCGGGGTCGTGAGGCTCGAGCCGGACACGATCGCCGTAGCGGTCGGGTACCGGCCGGCGGTGAACGCCGAGTAGCCCCAGGCGACGACCTTCACCGACAGCGAACCGGCCAGGGTCTCCCGGAACTCGACCACGTTCGGGCCGGGCGAATCCTCGAAGATGAGGACATCCGGGGCCCGGGTCACGATCACGACATCCTCAGTCGCACCCGAGATGGTCGAGGTCGACACCGTGGTCGGAATCGACGCATCGGTCACGACCGGGATCCCGAGCATGACCCCCACCAGCTGCCCGTACTCCGCGGCCCGACCGACACCGATCGCGTTCTGGGGAGCCTGTGCGTTCGGGACCACCAGCGGGCGGCCCGTGGTGTCCACGGCAGCCGTCAGCCAGCCCCACCGGCGGGGATGCATGAAGATCACCGTCGGGGCCATGAACCGGTTCGAGTTCACCCGCTGGACCGCGTCGGCCACCTTGCTGTGCAAGGTCTGGGCGTTGGTCTGCCCCGCCGTCCCCGAGAAGGTGACAGTCGTGACACCGTTGGTGGTGTTCAGGATGCCCAGGTGCCGGTTGTTGGTGCCGGTCCCGTTGATGGCATCGAAGTTCACCCGGGTCGCGTAATCCGCGGCGAGGTCCGACATGATGATCAGGTCGGTGTTCCGGCCACGGTCGAACGCCTGACGGGACACGTCCTGGTCACCGGCGTAGGTGCACACCGGCACAGCCAGCGTGGTCTCGTCGTAGGTGACCGAAGCGACCGCCGTGTTCTCCGTGGTCTGCTGCAGCACCGCAGTACCGGTGGTGCCCCGCGGGATGTTGAGGGTCATGCCCTCGTCCGGCAGGTCCCGGGATGTGACGGTGTTCAGGAACGGGCGACCGGCCCGCACCACCTCGGCGTAATCGGCCGTCAGGAACTGCGGCACCACCAAGGCACCGAAGCCCGCGACGCCCACGCTGGCCCGACCCTCAGCGGTCATCCGGGCCAGGCCCATCCGCTGGTTGCGGGCGATCCGATCGGCGGCCTCGGGGTCGGTGCCCCGAGTCAGGGCGTCGTGAAGGAACGAATGCTCCCCGCCACGGCTGTACACCTCGGGCTCCGAGGTGACACGGGCCGGCACCGGGGCCGTCGACCCGCCGTTGGCGCCGTAACGCTTCTGGGCCTCCTCCGCGGCCTCACGGGCACGCTCGTTCTCGAGCATGTCCTTCTCGGTCTTCTCGAGACCGGCACGCTCCTCGTCACTTGCCTTGATGGCGTCGCGGTACGCGTTGAACAGCTTCTGTTCGTCTTCGGTGAGGGTCCCGTCACCACGCTCCTGCGCCTGGTTGAGAATGCCGTCGAGCGCGTCCTGGGACACCTGCCGCTCGGTCAGCTTGGACTTGATCTGCTCACGGATGAGCTCGAGAGGGGACATGGCCCCGTCCTTTCGATTTGGACGGCGTCACGTGGGAGGCAGGTGGATCCAAGGTGCACGGGCGTGCGAGCTCGGATCCGGGCCACGTCCCGGGGCTAAGCCTGGGTTTCAGCGATGGATGAGCAGAGCATCCAGCTCCGCTCGGGCGAGCGCGAGACTCATCACTGGAGCCTTCTCGCGCTCCTCGTCATCCGGCTGCTCGCCACGCAGGTACGCGGAGGCCGCCGGATTGGCGGGATAGGTCACAACGGAGGTGTCGTACAACCGAACCTCACGGACGAGCCGCTCGGTGTAATCGTCGTTCCACTCCTGGTCGAGCACCTGGAAAGCGAACGACATCTCGTCGATATCACCCCGTTCCATGGCGATCACGAGGTCACGCACTGTCGTCGAACGCAGATCCACACCAGCCAATGACAGGAGCCCCATCTTGTCGGACTCCAGCTGGAGCGTCTGGGACCGCGTGCGGGCGAGCGGGATGCCGTCATGGTTGACCAGGAACCTGACGTCGTCCCGGTCCTCGAGCGCCACGGTTGCGGCAAGGTTCTTCACCGATCTCTTGGCGGCGCCACCGAGAATCGTCTCCTTGAAACCGCCTCTCTCGGGCCCGCCGAATACGTCATAGGTCCAGTCATAGACCGTGGCGTAGCCGGCGATCTCTGCCCGGACGTCGGAAATCTGCCGGACGTCAAGCTGGCGAGGCGGCATCCGACGCGCCTCCACCGCCACACCACGACTACGGACGCACACCGCGCGCAGGTCGATCCGGCGCGCCACCTGCTCAGGCAGCCCCTTGGGAAGCTCCATTGTTGGCTGCACCCCCTTCTTCTTCAGGAGCGTTATCAACGCCACCCTCGATGAGGTCACCGGACCCCATCTCCCCCATGGTCAACTGCATCCGCATCGGCGGCCACAAGTACTTCTCGCCCTCATCGTCAGGGATCGGGGCCAAATCCTCGATTGCCCGGACCTCATCAGGCGACTTCCAACCGGCCCTGATCGCAGAATCGTGCGCCTTGTACCGGGTCATCAGATCGGTGCGCAGGAACGCCCCCGTGTTCAGCTTCACGTACCGGCCCCGAGGACGCAGACCCGACAACGACCGCTCGAGCCGGACCATCCACGGCGCCAGCGTGTAGGTCAGCAGACCGAGCGCCCTCTGCTCCTGGTTGGCATACGTGTCAGAGTCGCCCTCGACTACACCGTTGATCTCCGAGACTGGAACCCGGTAGAAGCGGGCCACATCCGCCACCGACGCACGCATCGTCGCCAGGAACTGCGACTCCTCCGCCGTCACCTGGATCGCCTGGTACTTCCACCCGTCCGCTAGCACAACCGGCTCACGGTTGCCCAGCAGGGCGTTCATCCACCGCTCCTTGAGGAGCGTGGCAGCCGTCTTGTTCGACGGCTTGTCGTTCGTCAGCACCGCCGCAGGAGTCGCCGAATCACGAAACCACTGGCCGCCGAACTGCTTCGCAGCCAACCCGATCCCGATATCCATCGCCGCCTTCTCGATCGGCGACATCCCGATGATCGTCCCGGCACGCAGATACGCCGGCGTGTGCCAGAGATCACCCTCGCCGCTCAGCCAGTCATACCGGCGGATCGGCTTGCCCTCGAGCTTGAACTCCCAGCGCCCCAACGGCTCGCCACGCCGGTTCACCTGCACGCACCCCGGATCGACCATCTGGATCCGGGCCGGCCAGCCGGCCCGGTCACGGGTCAGGATCAAGCCATAGGCGTTCCCACGGAGCATGGACTCGACCACCTGGTAGAGCCAGGCGTTCAACTCCAGATCCCCGTCCGGGGATTCGAACATGGCAGGCTTCGGAAGCTCCTGCTTGTCGGGCCCGGTCCCCCGGAACTCGTCCAACGGCAGCGTCGAGAGCATCGAAGCGATCAGGTCCACACACGCGAACACCGCCGAGTGCCGCAGCGCCGTGTCCGCGTCTACTGGCACGCCCGCGGTATCCAACGGGGACTGCCGGCGCCGGTACAGCTCGCCGAGGGAATCGGTCGGGTAGTCGGTACGGCGCTCAGGGCGGAACAGGCTCACGAATGGATCTCCACTGCCAGCAGCACGGCGCAACCACCAGCGATCATCGCCACCGGCGCCGAGAAGGCGAGTGCCACGCCGGCAAGTCCGACACCGAGTGCGACGAGCTCGACCAGGAGCTTGACCATGAAGCTCCCTCCTCGGGGCTACCAGCAGGAAGCAGATGCCTCCGACTGCTCTGCGTTCTCCCACGCCCACTTAGCGAGCGTCACCGCCACCAGCGGCGAAATATCGACCGACGACAGTTTCCGGGACCACAGCCAGGCATCCGCCACCATCCGGCGATCAGCACCATGAACCGCAGCGTCGAGCTCCGGCTGGCCGATGTGGCACAGGTCCCCATTCTTGATGGCGTCATAAAAGGACCCGCACGCCTGCGTGTGCTCCCGCGCCGTGACAGGACGCACCTCGACACCCGCCGCCGCCAGAGCACCCAACAGGCCACCCGCTGGTCCCGCAGCGTCACAGACCACCACGACCGGAGACCAACGCTGCACGATCTCGATGATCCGTGGCGTTGTCCACTGGAACCCCGACCGATTGTCAGCGACCTCAACGTGAATTTTCCCCTGCCGCGTCGCACCGGCAACAGCGATCGACGCCGTAGCCCGATCCGGGGACACATCGAACGCCAACGCCACCGGATGCCCTAACTTCGATTTCGGGGCAAGACACGCGCGCCAATCCTCAATCGCGATCACAGGATCGCCGCGCCGGCCATCGGTGATGTTCAGGAACGCCCGACGAAACTCCGACAGCGACAACGTCGCTCGAGCGTGCGCCACCACCTCACGGGTGATCGTGTGCCCCAACGCCGGCATGCAGGCATCCCACACAGTCGGATCGCTGGGGTCCGCGTCCTCGGGCGCCGACCACTCGAAGTACGCGATCCCCGACGTCCGACCCTCAACAACAGCCAACCGGCCCCGCTCGACCGCCCGATTCAACGCCAACGACTCCGCCGTTCCCATCGTCGACGCCGTCAACATCTGCGCCGACGCACGGGTAGCCATCGCCGGCACCATCGCCTGATCCCGCCGCTCATCCACATCGGCGAACAGCTCGTCCTTCACACCCAGGTCCAACGTCTTGCCGTGACCCGAGTCATCCCCCGACGCCATCAGCACCAGTCGAGATCCGTTCCGGAACTCGACCGCCTCGTTCCCCATCCCCTTCAACATCCGCCGGATACCCAGCTTCGCCTTACGGGGCTCCAAGATCGGGATCTGGTCCTCGATCAGCTTCTTCCGGGCATCGTTCCCTGTCTGCGCCGAATACAGGACCCGCTGCGGAGCCGGCCACCCGAGCGCCCGCTGAACCTCCCACGCCAACACAAGCGTCGTCTTCCCCGACTGGCGAGGAACCGTGACCACAACCTCCCGGTAAGCCGGCAACCCCGTCACAGGGTCGAGCTCGCCACCCACCATCGCCACCAGCTCCTGCCACGGCATCAGCGGCTGACCCAGAGCCCGGGCCACCTCGGCTATCTGGCGACCGAAACTCTCCCTACCCGGCGTCCTTGCGGTTGCCCACCGGGGTTCGCACAAGCTGGACAAGCTCGGCACCCTCATCGTTGCTGTCATCGGCCGTGCACGCCTCCAGCAGCGACACCAAAGTCGCCCGATACTCCTTCGCCAGCGCAGCATTCGCCGGCGACTCGTCCACCGCCCCAGCCAACGTCCGCGCCAACGTCACCAGAGCCTCCGCCCGATCGGGAACCACCAGGTCGGCGAGCGTCTTCGACAGCGCTGACTTGTTCGACCGCTCACGGGGCACGGCGAACCTCACAGAGAGTGTGTAAAAAGTCGAC